GGGATAAGAGATGATTGAGAAACCGGGGTTAGGGATACCTAGGGTATATTGGTAAAAATATTAAACAATTAAATATATGCGTAATCAACAGTTAGTAGACAAACGTTTTGATCAAATCGAAGGAAAAATCAAAACACTAAAGTTCTTGTTAAGTCGTCAATCAAATGTAAACGATTTTAAAAACGAACTTAACCAAATGGAAGAATTAGTAGGTGATCTTAAATCACTAATAGAAAGAGATTCAACACCACTTAGAAACGGTTAATAGTTAAATAAAAGTTATGATCTTAGAAGCTAAAGATATTCAATCAAATTGGGAATTATTTATTGCCAATATTGAATCACACATTACTGGGGAGCGAAAACAAAAACTACTTGATTTTTATAATAAATATCAAGAACGTATTATGTTGATGCCTGCCGCTCATAAAAAAGAATACCACAATGCATTCCCAGGTGGGTATGTTGAACACGTAAATCGTGTTGTACGTTGTGCTCTTAAACAATATAATCTATGGGCTGAAGAAGGAGCAGATATGACTACATTCACAAAAGAAGAACTCGTATTTTCCGCTATCAATCATGATTTGGGTAAAATGGGAGATGAAAATGAAGAATCATATATCCCCCAGACTGATAAATGGAGACGTGAAAAGTTAGGTGAAGATTATATGTTCAACACTAAAGTACCATTCGCCTCAGTCCCAGATAGAGGTTTATTCATGCTTCAGTCTCACGGTATCCAGTATACATTTAATGAGATGTTAGCTATCCAAACTCATGATGGTTTATATGATGAGGCGAATAAAAAATATTTGTTTGCATTTATGCCAGAACAAAAACCACGTACTTGCCTACCATTTATTTTACATCAAGCCGATTTAATGGCAGCTCGTATTGAGTTTGAACGTGAATGGTTACCTAAATTAAGAGGAGAAAAGAATAGCTTGGATGGTGGGGAAAAGAATTTTACATTGGGTACTAATACTAATTCAAAATCAACAACTTCAACAAAAAATAAAGCATTAGGTTCTATTAAAAGTGAAGGGTTGAGAAATATGTTAGATAATTTATGATTACCACAATAGTAATTACAGTTCTGTCAGTTTTGGTCGTAGTCTTAGGATTCACGACCATTAACCTATTACGTAAAAACGAAAGAGCCGAGGATATCGTAGTAGGTTATCTTATCTATTTAGATAAAATTTCAAAGGTTATAGAGGCATCAGATGAAAAATTAAAAAAGATTGACTATAAAGGGTCATTCCGCTCAGATGATGAAGTAGGTTTTTTCTTCGAGCAAATCAAAAAGATTCAAGGTATCTTAAATGATTTCAAGTTGAAAAAACCAGAATAACTTTATGGACTATATAATTAGAGAGAAAAAAAGTCAACCTCAAAGTAGAAGATATTTTACAAAAGAAACAGAAGCTGCAATCGTAAAATACAATAACTCATCAGATTCAGATGAAAGAAGTAAAATTTATGAGCGCCACATTCATTGGCCTTTTTACAAACTCACAGAAAACATTATCCATACCTTTAAATTCTACCATACTGAAGTAGAAAATTTAGAGGATCTCCAACATGAAATTATGACATTTTTGTTGGATAAAATTCATCTATTTGATCCTGCTAAAGGGGCTAAAGCATATTCTTATTTTGGTACTATTGTTAAACGTTGGTTAATAGTTTACAATCAGAAAAATTATAAAAAGAAATTAAGTAATATTCCAATCCTGGATCTTTCTAATTATTCAAATTTAGATACTTCTGATCCTGATTTTATTTCATCTAAAAGGATGGATAATGAGGTAAGTAGTATTGTAGAAACTGAAGACCATCTTGATGATGATGAATTGGGAATGCAAGGTTATAAACATCAAGATAAATTATCTTGGTTTATGGATCAATATGTTGACTATTGCACTGAACATATTTTTGATATTTTTAACAAAGAATATGATGCTCAAATCGCAGATGCTATTTTAGAACTATTCCGTAAAAGAGATGCTATTGATGTATTCAATAAAAAAGCCCTTTACATTTATATCCGTGAGCAAGTAGATGTTAAAACTCCTAAAATCACTAAAATAGCAAATGTTTTATATGATATCTTTAAAGATAAATATTTATATTATTTAGAACACGGGAAATTTCTATCCTAAAGATTTTATTTAAATATATTTATAAATAAAATTATGGGACAGCTAGATTCAATAGTATTTGGTAAGAAAAAATTTTCTGATATTTTAGAGGAAATTTATAATAACCAAAAGAAAAAAGAAGCTCAAGTAACAGCCCTAATTTCAGAATTAAAACCTTTAATTAACGAGATTGGGGACGCTACTCTTATTGTACCTCTTATTAAAGAGTATATGGAGATTGGTGTTAAAAATGATGAACAGCTCATCAAAATGGCTACGATTGTTCAACGTGCTCTTCAATCAGGTCAAAATGAAGATGGTAGTTTTGGTATTTCTGATGAGGAAAAAGCTCAATTACTTGAGGCAATGGAAGATTTACAAGATAAGAAAAATAAAGAGAATAAATAATGGCTAAAAGGGTAACTGGAAATACTTCTACCCCAACTAAAATTACCCCCTCTACCAGTACTATATTTCCTGCTAGAGTTAAAGAAATTATTTTAGAAAATCAATCAAATCCTGAAATATTTAAGGAAAATGGGGAGTGGTCTGGTATTGGGACTATTTTTTTTAGTTTAATAAATAATTCAAATAGTGCTAAAAATCCATTTTCTTCTACTAAAGCTTTCCCATTATTCCCTAACCAAAAAAATTATCCTTTAGTTAATGAAGTTGTTTACATAATATCATTACCAACCCCAAAAATTCAAACTACTCTAGATAGTCAAAAGTTTTATTATTTTCAACCTATAAATATTTGGAATAATAACCACCACAATGCAATTCCAGACCCAACATTAACTCCTCTAAAACCGAACTCCCAACAACAAGATTATATTGAAACATCTGCTGGGGTTGTTAGGAGAGTAACAGATGGAAGTACTGAAATTAATTTAGGAAATACTTTTAAAGAAAATTTAAATGTAAAAACTCTCCAACCTTTTGAGGGTGATATAATTCATGAAGGGAGATGGGGTCAAAGTTTAAGATTTGGTTCTACTGTCAAGAATTCAAAAATTTTTAATCCATGGTCCCAAACTGGGAAAGATGGAGATCCTCTTACCATTATAAGAAATGCTCAATTTAATGATGGTAAAGATCCATGGATTCCTCAAGTAGAGGATATTAATAAAGAAGGGTCTACTATATATTTTACTTCAACCCAGGTTATCCCTATTGAAGTTTCCAGTAAATCTTATAAATCATACTCTACATCCCCTACTACCCCAGATAAATTTGCAGGGGAACAAATTATTTTAAATTCTGGTCGTTTAGTATTTAATACAAAAGAAGATTCAATTTTATTTAGTTCAAAAGATAGTATTAATTTAAATGCTGTAAACAGTGTTAATATTGATGCTCCAAAAACTATCCTCCAGTCCAATGAAGTATATTTAGGTGATAAAAACGCATCTGAACCTGTAATTTTAGGGGATAAATTTTTAAATGATATGAGTAAATTACTTACTCAACTTATTGCTTTAGGAACAGCATTACAAACCCCTATTGGTACTGGTGTACCTTTTACCCCAAATGTCGCAATCCCAGTCCCTGCAGTTAATGTAACCCAAACTGCAACTGAAATGCTTAATAAAATTCAAACCTATAAATCTAAAGTAAGTAAAACTAAATAATGGCTTTTGATAAACTCATAATAAAAAGTTTAACGAGTGCTGCTAAGAGTGGTATTAGAATGGATCTTGCTTTAGATTCTTTGAAAGAAAAGATGATTGATAGTGTATCATCTAAAATTGAAAGTGAAATCCCTATACAATTACCTTTTAATGTTCGAGGGGTATTATTAGGTGAAGATTTACCCACAGATTTACTGACTCCTGAAGTTATTAATTCTGCACCCAAAATTCCTACTTCTCTAAAATCACAAATTAATAATAATTTAAACATAGTTGAGGATACTCTTAATATTATAATATCCCAAAAAAACACTTTACAAGGAACTTTAAATGTAATTACTACCCCACTTAATACTCTTGATAAACTTTCAAACGAACAACTCCCCCCAATCTTAACAGGGTTAAAAATAGCAGTAACTGCAATTAAAGCTCTACCAATACCTACTGCAGTCCCCCCAGGTGTTGGTATCCCTGTTAACATTATTAATGGTTTTTCTGATGCTTTAGACACTTTAGGTAAAGTATTAGATAAATTTGAGGGGTCATTGGAGATAATTCCTAGTGTTATTCAACAAATAAATTCAATTTTAATCCCTATTGTTGAAAAATTATCTTTTTTTGATCCAATTTT